GCCGTTTTCCAAGGTCATAAAGCCGAAAACCGGCTTTAATTGGCCGGTCTCACAGGTCCGCCCGGATTCGATCAAAATTGAGTTTACGGCAGGTTATGGCGACACGTCCGCGAGCGTTCCTGACACGATCCGCCACGCCATGCTTATGCTGGTGGCGTACTGGTACGAGAACCGCGAAAATGAGTTGATTGGGCTTAACAGCAAAACGCTCCCGTTCGGATTTGAGGATCTGCTGAACCTGCACCGGGAACGCTGGTATGGCTAGATCCGGCCTCCTTCGCGACCGCGTGACGTTTCAGCGGATGGCCAGCACGACGGATGACTATGGCAACAAAACCGGCGCTTGGGCTGATCATGCCTATCGCCATGCCGACCTGCGCGAGCGGCTGGGGAAAGAAGCGATAGAAGGCGGTGCGCTTCAAGATGTGGCGGCAGCAACTATGCGCGTTAGGTCGGATGCTGTCACGCAGGCAATTACCGCAGCGGATCGCGTAATCGCACGCGGCATAACCTGGGCGATCCGCTCTATTTCGCAGATTGATGCGAAAGGCGAGATGCTGGAGATGATGCTCGAAAAAGGCATTGCGCCATGAAGGTGGATGCGACGGCGGTCATCAAATCGTTTAATACGCTCCCGCGCCAGCAACGGAAATACATCGGCGATGCAATCCGAAAATCAACGCTGGAAGGTGTGCGCTGGGCTCGGACGCTTGCGCCTGTGGGTACAGGCGATCTCAAGCGCGGCATTCACGCAAAATTCGATTTTCAGCCCGGATCGTTGAGCGCGTCGGTAGAGGCCGCGCCAGATGACGGCCCAAGCCAAGCCAAGGCGTTGTCTATTGAGTTTGGGCGGCGATATACCCGCGCTTGGCGAGTTCCTGGCCGCAGAGGGCTGCTTAACCGGGGTATAACTGAGCCTGCGCGATTTATGCGCCGCACTCAGGAGTTGCTTGGTAAAAAACACGCCGGGCGCATAAATCGCGCGATCCGCAAGGCGATCAAAGAGGCGGGCTATAGATGATAGTCGACGGCTACGCATTATCTTTGCAAAAAGCGGTCCGCGCAGCGCTGCTGGCAGATGCTGATCTGGCGTCGCTCATTTCGACTCGACTGTATGACGAGCCGCCGGAGAACGTGACCTATCCCTATGCAAGATTTGGCAGCATCGTGGCGGACACGGACGACACAGACGGAAGCCTTGGTTCTGTCCTGTCATTTACGATTGAGGCGTATTCTCGCGTCACGGGCCGGGTTGAGGCTTCCCGGATAGTGGAAGCTGTGCGGGCGGCGCTACATCGGCAAGAGGAGACGCTCGGTTCGTTGATGTTGGCGGATCGGGTCAATACAGGATACATGTTGCAAGAAAATGACAGTGTCATTCTGTTGGAAAATGGCGACAAAATCGTCAATACCGATATTTGGACCAATCCAATAGAACTGATCTGCAATGACTATTTCGTCGAAAGAGATGACGCGGTTGGCCGAGGTTATACTGGCCGCGCTCTGTTCACGGCGATGCTGGAAACCTCAAAAACATAATTGAGGTTGCCCTTTCAGCGCCTTGGGCAAGCGCGCATTCGAGCGTCGGATGACGCCCGGTCCCTTTGATGGAGCCTAGAAAATGGCAAAACAACTCGGTCGAGCGTTACTGCTCAAAATTGGCGACGGCTCTGGCTCTGAGGCATTCACGGCATTTGCCGGAATGAACAGCAAGACGCTGACGATCAACAACTCGGCGATTGACGTGACTACGCCGGACGCGACGACGCCCGGCGGCGTGCTCTGGGCGCAAAGCCTGAACGGCCTTAAAGCGGTGAGCCTTTCCGGCGATGGCATTTTCCTGGACGAAGCCACACAAGAAGTGCGCCTGAACACGATTGCGATGCAGGCCGATCCGGTGGCCAATTTCGAAATTGTCGTTCCCGACTTTGGCACCTACGCCGGAGAGTTCCGCGTGACCTCGTTGGATTTTGGCGGCGAAACTGAGGGCGCGGTGACGTTCTCCGCATCTATGGAAAGTAATGGCGCGGTTACGTTCACGGCGGCGTAGACGTGGCAATAACGGCTGAAGCGCCGCGTGGAGGCGTCGTCGAAAATATCGGCGGCGTCTCCTATACATTGATCCTGCGATGCAAAGAAATCGAGCGTTTCGAGGACAAGCATCGTGGCGTGTTTGATTTGTGGGACGGCTTTTTCGGGCGAGGTCAGAAACCGACCTCTTCAGAAGTGCGCGATCTCGTGGCGTTGGCTTTGGTGGGTGGCGGAAAAACTGATGCAGAAGCGGATAAAATCGTTGAGGCGGGTGGCGCGGCGAGCCTGCTTCTATATTACCAACTTGCGCAGGCGGTTCTTGGCGTGGCTTTCATGCCGGATATTGGCGATCAGTCGCAACCTGTAAAAAAAAAGCGTCAAGCCAGCCGGAAAATTGAACGTCCGGCGGCTGATTAAAAACGCTATCATCACTGGGATCAAGCCGACCGAGTTACGTGCTATGATCCCGATTGATGTTTTCCTGGTGTTTGAGGGCTGGCAAGAGGCGCATAGCCCCAAAAAACCAGGATCGGATGCTCCCAGCCTAGCGGAAGCTAGGGCATTGGCGGAAAGGTACGGTTAAAAATGGCAATTTCCGCTCAGGAACTGAACATCATTCTTTCCGCCCGCGACAAAGAATTCGCGAAGGCAATGGCGGCCAATCAGCGGCGGGTTGAGCGGTTCGCGAGGCAGTCGCAGAAGGAACTTTCGGCGGCTTCAAAATCGTTCGACATGCTCGGCACGGCGGCAAAGCGGTTTTTGCCAGCGATTGCGGCGGGTGCGGTTGTGGCTGCGGTTAAGAACGTGACCTCGGCCATGGACGAAATCGGCAAAAAGGCGGACGCCATCGGCATTGGCACCGATGCGCTGCAAGAGTTGCGAGCGGCAGCGGTTAGCGCGGGCGTCTCGGAAGGCGGGCTAGATAAAGCGCTTGAACAGCTTTCGAAGCGGCTAGGCGAGGCGGAACAGGGCACCGGCGCGGCAGTTAAAGCGCTGGAGGCGATGGGGCTCACGGCGCAGGAATTGACGGGCATCCCGTTGGATCAAGCGCTAGGCGTTATTGCTGACCGGTTTGCGAAATTGCAGGACGCCACGGATAGGACGGCGGCGGCAACGCAACTATTCGGGCGCGAAGGCGTCGCCATGGTTAATGTTCTGAAGGGAGGGGCTTCGGAACTGGAAAAATCCCGCAAGCGGTTCCGCGATCTTGGCGTTGTGATTGATGAGGAACTGATCCGCAACGCAGAGGAAATGCAGGACCGGTTCGACGCGGCCAGTACGGTTATCGGCGCGCAATTTAGCACGGTTCTGGGGCGGCTTGCGCCGCTCCTTGTGCGGGCGGCGGAAAATGCGGCGAGCCTAGCGATTGCGATTGCTGACATCGTGGATGCTGTAGATGATTTTGTCAGCGGCAACGATTCTGTCGATATTGCGATCCGCGAAACCGTCAAAAGTATGGGCGGCGAAATTCGCGCCAGCCAAGCGCTAGAGGAGCAGCTTGCGCGCGGTGGCAAAATGTCGGAGGAAATCGCGCGCAAAAAATACGAAGAGGCAATAGCGCGGCGGGAAGCGGCGAAGGCCACGCTGGAACAAAACCGCGCGCAAAGGCTTGAGAGCGACGCATATAAAGACGCTCAGGAAAAGATTGATCAATTATCAAAATCATCTAAAGAATGGAATTTTGAAGAGGCGAAAAGCCGATTGAGAAAGTCGCGGATAGGTGGAATTACAAAAGAGGCGTTGGCGGAACTAGCGTGGCAGGAACTTGAAACAATCAACAGTCAATTTTTAGATGCTATTGCCGCGCGTGACGCGCTTCTCTCCGAAGCCGCGCCGCAGAAATTGATGGATCACTTGAAGCGCGCGACGGCAAATGTTGAGAGGCTGCAAGAGGCGCTGAAAAAAGCAAAAGACGGCGTGATTGATTTGGGCGAGCCAATCAAGCCTGTTGAATTGCCGGGTCGCGAGCCGAAAAAAACAGCTACCGAAGCGCCGAAAAAAACCGCAGAGAATTTGGAAGCGGTAAAAAACGAAGTGGTCGAATTGGATCAAACCATAGAATCACTGAACCAAAACTTCATTGAAGCATTCGAAAACATGCTTTCCGGCACCATGAAAGTTGAGGATGCCTTTAAGAAAATGGCGGCTTCGATCATCTCCGATCTGCTCCGCATTGAGTCGCAGAAGCTCATGAAGGCTGGAGAGGGCGGATTGGCTGGCGGATTGCTAGGCGGATTGGGGCAATTGCTGGGAAGTGCCGGTGGATTTTTAAGTGATTTGTTTGGCGGCAATACTGATGCGCTTGATGGAGGCTCATTAGGAATTGCCGGTCACGCGCAAGGCGGAATGATCCAATC